AAAGATATTTACCAAATGACAAAGAAGAATTTAGACCACATGTTGATGTGAATTGTCTTGACAATGCAGCCAGATTTATGGTATTCTTCTTATACCTTGATGATAATGAAGGTGGCATGACAACCTTTCCATTAATGAATAAAGGGTCGCCATGTAAAAGAGGTAGTCTATTAATGTTCCCACCGTTGTGGCCTTGGTTGCACGCTGGAACAAAACCAATAGACAAACCGAAATATATTATAGGAAGTTATTTACACTATGTCTAAAGTTACAATTGAAAAACAAAATATGGAAACGTACATACGGTCTTATGATGATGTATTAGATAGTTCTATTTGTGAAGAATTAATTACAAAATTTGAACTATCTGAAAATCAATACGAAACTTATAATGATAACACTATGAGTTTTACCCAAATAAATCTTATAAGGCATAATGATTGGAGAATATTCTATGAAGATTTAGATTTATCATTTAGGTCTTGTATAGAAAGATATAAAGATGATTGTCAAATTGTTGATAGTATGTTTCCTAAAAGGTTTGGATTTGAACAATATAGAATGAAAAGATATTTACCAGACGGTAAAGACCAATTTAGAAACCATGTAGATGTTATGGATTATAATACTGCAAGAAGGTTTCTAGTTTTCTTTTTGTATCTGAATGAGCCAGAAGGTGGAGAAACAGAGTTTCATTGTTTCAATGGTGAAAAAATAAAACCTAAAGTTGGTAGAATGTGTATGTTCCCACCAATGTGGACTCACTTACATTCTGGTAATGCTGTTATGGGAACAAAACCTAAATATATTATAGGAAGTTATTTACACTATGTCTAAAGTTACAATTGAAAAACAAAATTTTGTATATTTAAATTCACAAAAATATCCAGACGTAACTTGTATTGGTATTAATACTGGAAAGTTCAAGGGTGTGGTGTATAAGTATGGTAACGTAACTTTGGGTGAACCATCTGAAAAAAATGGGTTGCCATTTAAGTTTAGTTATGATATACTAGATACAAATGGATTAAAGAAATCACAATTTGATGAAGAGTTTTTTACATTGATTGGTGATATATTAGTTGAAATTATAGACGAACAAGCTGGAAAAAATGATGGAACAATTGAACAACACAATAGAGAAAACGACCCTATCGAATCTGATAACGAATGATGAGTATTGTAGAAAGGTAATCCCTTTCATCAAGCCAAAGTATTTTGAGTTAAAAGAAGATAGAGTTGTATTTGAAGAAATTGTCAAATTTGTTGACAAATACAAAAAACGACCTACTAAAGTTTCTTTAGAAGTAGAACTAGAAAATCGAAGAGATTTAACCGACACAGAACATAAAGCAGTTGTCAATTTAATTAAAAATTTAAATGAGGCAGAGGTAGATATTGAGTGGTTAGTAAATACCACAGAAAAGTTTTGTAAGGATAAAGCGGTTTACAATGCAATCGTTGATGGTATTGCTATCATTGATGGTAAAGATGGAAAAAGAACACAAGAAGCAATTCCAGAGATTATGAGAGATGCTCTTGCTGTTAGTTTTGATTCATCTGTAGGACACGATTATTTAGATGATGGAGAAGAGAGATTTGATTTCTATCATAAGAAAGAAGTGAAGATACCTTTTGATCTAGATTTCTTCAATAAAATTACTAAAGGTGGTTTACCACAAAAAACTTTGAATATTGCTCTTGCTGGAACTGGTGTGGGTAAATCATTGTTTATGTGTCACATGGCTGCAAACTGTTTATCCCAAGGTAAGAATGTATTATACATTACTTTGGAGATGGCAGAAGAACGTATTGCAGAAAGAATAGATGCAAATCTCATGGATGTTTCTATGGAAGAACTACATGAATTACCGAAAACTATGTTTACAGATAAGGTTAACCAGATACGAAGTAAGACAGAAGGTAAACTAATTATCAAAGAATATCCTACTGCAAGTGCTAATAGTGCTCACTTTAGAGGATTAATTAAAGAACTTGCAATTAAAAAGTCATTTAATCCAGATATCATTTTTATTGATTATCTAAATATATGTGCATCATCAAGGTTTAAAGGAGCCGCAAATGTTAATTCCTACATGTATATTAAAGCAGTTGCAGAAGAACTTAGAGGACTCGCCGTTGAGAACAATCTTCCAATCGTTTCAGCGACACAGACAACAAGAAGTGGATTCTCATCAACCGATGTCGGCCTTGAGGATACATCTGAATCGTTTGGCTTACCAGCGACAGCGGATTTCATGTTTGCGCTTATTTCTACAGAAGAACTTGAGGAACTAAATCAAATAGTAGTCAAACAGTTAAAGAACAGATACAACGATCCTACAATGAATAAGAGATTTGTTATAGGTATTGATAGAAGTAAAATGAGATTAAGTGATGTTAATCTAAGTGAACAGAAGGACATAGTGGGGAGTGGTCAAGAAATTGACGATGACACACCTATTTTTGATAAAGGACAGAACGCTAAATACGATAAATTTTCTACATTTAAAGTTTAAGTTTGTTATCTGCTCGTAGCTCAGCTGGATAGAGCAATGGTCTTCTAAACCATAGGTCGTAGGTTCAAATCCTACCGAGCAGGCCAAACTTGGATTATTATAAATAACAATGTAACTATATTTAAATGGGGAAACTGATGTCATTACTAAAGAAATCCGTTCAACAAGTTAGGCGTAGAGCATCTACATATAAACCTAAACTTGAATTGGTGGAAGAATATTTCTTATCAGAACAAACAACATTACCAGTAGATATTTTTAGAGGACTTGATTACGAGAAGAATGAAAGACAATCTTCTAATTCTAGAGATGTAATAATTGTTCGTTCAAAAGATAGAGAAACGGATAGAGATGAGATTCTAAGAAATCTTAATCAAGCTGGTATTCAGGCACAGTTAGGAACTGCTCAATCAAGTGTTGATCCAATTGATGGTGAACATGAAGGTAAGAAGTTTCGTATCCTTGTGAAACCTATTTCTGGTGGTATGGCAGAAACTACCCTTAATGCAAGTATAACAGAACTATTCCCTTGTATTGCATTTGAAACGAAATATACACCTAGAGACACACAAGCATTTCATAAATATCTATTAGACATGGATATTAAAAGTCTTAAATGTATTGGTAGTAAAGACTTACAAGCCGCTCAAGAGACAATTAATAAAGCAGATACATCATCTAAGTTTGAAGATAAGATGACTAATGCAATTGCAATAACAAAATTCTTAACAGATCAACATAACGACAAACCTATTCAAAGTGTATTTTGGGGATATCGTCAAAAACCTTCTGGCGTTCCAAGTGGACACCCAGGCGATATGTTTTTAATGTATGCTGATAAAAGTATATTGGGCGTGAGTTTAAAAGCTGGTGGAAAGAAAACTTCTGAACCACAACTTAACACATATACTACAAAGATTTTTGATGTATTCAAAGAAAAAAGAATACATGATACATTAATGAAAACGGTGTATTCTCAAATATATTCAAAAATACCAGATTTCCCAGCAGAAAATCAATATAGGCAAAGATCAGGCACACTTAAAACTGTTAATGCTTTAAGAAAATTTGACCAAAAGAATAATAAAGAATATGAGTTGTATTACAATCAGTATCTAGAAATTATGAGAAATGGTGTTATTGACTTATTTAATAAGAATAGAGAGAAAACCATAGATTATATTCGACAAGAAGTATTGAGAGATGCTCCAGATGTTCCTACTTTAGTTATCAAAGCAATCGGTGACAAGTATGAAGAAGTAACAGACAAAGATGCCCTTGGAGTATTTTTACCACAAGTACAGTTCGTTAAAGCATATTCTAGTAAATCATCTAAACAAAGTTGGTTTATAGAGTTGAAATCTGGACAAGACAAGTTGACTATGAATATGTCAATTAGAACAAATAAGTCTGGAAATGCTGGACAGAAGAAGTTGGGGCAATTCAGTCTTGCTGTAAAATACAATGGATTGCAAAAATGAAGATAAGTTTAAAAATAAAAGTACTTGACAAATTCTATCGTATGGTAGAAACTAAGTGTGGTAGAATTAGTAATTGGGCCTGGCATAAAAGGTGGCACAATAGAGAAACTGGCACAGGCTATAGGGCGTATACCAAATGAAAACATTTA